GTGACTCCTGAGGATGTTGCTGCGGGGTGGCGTCCCCTTTCCGCTGCTGAGGAACTTGTTGCCACTGCGCAGATCGCTGAGGCGCTGGTCCTGCTTGGGGCGCTGGTCCCTGGTTTGGATTCTCAGCCTGAGGATCTTGTGAAGCTCGTCGTGGTTCGCATGGTTCGCCGGTACATGAAGAACCCGGATGGTTACAGGTCTGACACTGAGGCGATTGATGATTATTCGCACACTAAGGTGCGGGATACGTCGCTTTCGGCTGGTGACATGGCGCCGTGGGAATCGGAGCTCGCGTGGCTAGGTGTTCGTCAGGGTGGGTCTAGTGCCTTCCAGATTGTGTTGGGTGGCTCATGAGTTTCCCTGACATTGTGTTTCAGGGTCGTGCTGCGGCTGCTGCGTTGATGCTTGACACGTGTACGGTGCATCGTCCTGGCCCTCCGGTGACGGATCCGGACACAGGCGCGGTTACTCCGAGCCTGACTCTGCTGTATACGGGTCCGTGTAAGATCCAGCAGACCCTTGCCCAGTCGAGCAATCCGGAGGCTGGCGGTCATCAGTTTACGGTGCAGGATACGCGGTGGGATACGCCTGTTGGTGAGGGTCCGTTTGAGGTGAATGATGTGGTGACGATTGTGGATGCTGTTTTGGATCCGCAGTTGACGGGCCGCGTGTATCGGGTGACTGATCCGTTCCATAAGTCTGGTGCGACTGCGCAGCGGACACGGGTTGTGGCGGTGGCGTCGTGAGTGATGGTCTTGAGGAAGTTCGCCGGCTGGCAACGAATTTGGGGCGTATCGCTGGTGATGCTGTGAAGGATGTTGATGAGGTTCTTAAGAAGGGCGCTCAGAACATCAAGTCGGAGATGCAGGCGGACGTGTCTGGGTCGCCGCACTTTAAGGGCATGGCTGGTTCGATCACTTACGACTCGCATTATTTGCCGGGGCGTGCGCGGTATGTGATTGGCCCTGATAAGTCTCGCCGTGGTGGTTCGTTGGGCAACATCTACTATTTCGGCACTAGTCGTGGTGGTGGGTCTGGCGATATTGATAAGCCGTTGCGTTCTGAGGAACCGCGGACTGTTAGTGCGCTTGAGGCTTTGGCTGCTCGTTGGGCGGGCCGGTTATGACTGGTGATGCTCTGGCGAATGGTTTTGAGGCGCTGCTGACGGGGTTCACGATTTATAAGGACAAGGTTCCGTCGAATCCCACGTTCCCTTATGTGCTTGTGTTGACGAATTTCCCGGCTGTGTCTGGTCGTTCTCATGCTAGAACGGTTCATTCCCGCGCGCTTAGGTCCCGGACGATGGTTGTTGGGCTTACTGCTGCGTCTGTGCGGATCGTTGCGCAGAAGGTCACTGGCTGTCTTGAGGGCAAACGCCCAACAGTCACTGGCTGGTTGTTGGGCAATATTGAGTCTGTCCCGAACGAGCAGCCTATCCAGCCTGACATGGACGTGACAATCCCTGGCACTGCTGAGCATCCGTTGTATCAGCCGTTCGATTGGGTGCTAACAGGCTCCCAACTTCCCTGATTCTTTAGGCGCCGGTGGTGGCGCCTTTTTGTTGCCCACTGGAAGGTGGCCCCCATTGTTTGTTCGTGTCAAAGATCCCACTACGCGCCACGAATTTGACGTGCCCGAAGACGACTGGCGTATTGCCGATGGCGTCTATGAGCTCGTGAAATCTGACCGGTATCCGCCGGCTGATCGGCCCCGTTTGCCGAAACACTCCGCGCCCTTGAGGGCCGAAAAGAAGGAATCCTAAATGGCTGACATTCCAGCATCCCCGGCGGACGGCAACGTAAAGGTTGTCTTGGTGTCCGCCATTGCCAATACTGCGGCCCCTACTGTGGCTGAGGTGACGGCGGTTGGCGCCGTTGACATCTCTTGCTACCTGACAGCTTCGGGCTTGAAGCCTTCCCTGTCTGAGCAGGTCATCGCGGATGAGCGTCTTTGCTCGACGCAGACGTATGAGAAGAAGGGCCGTTCTCAGCGTTCGCTTGAGGTTGAGTACATCGACAACACGAATACGTCTGATGCGACCTTGTACAACAAGGCGAAGGACACCCTGGTTCCTGGCGCTAAGCAGTTCCTTGTGATCCGGCGCGGTAAGGCGTTCGGTGGTGCGCTGGTCGCTACCGACAAGGTGACGGTTTACCCGATTGAACCGGGCGAGTACAACGAGCTTCCCCCGGAAGCTAACTCTGTTCTCAAAATCGGCCAGAAACTGTTCGTGACTGGCGAGACGAAGGTTGCCGTGGCTGTCGCCGCGTAGCCTTCCCCGCATTCTCCTGCCTGCCCCTGCGTTGTGGGACCGGGGGCAGGTAGGCGCACGTCCCACTATTCGTCCCGCTCAAAATTCTTGGAGTAACTGATCATGGCTTTGACTGTGAAGCGCCCTGAAACCCGTGTGTCGTTCTGCCTTGATGGTGACTTGAAGGCAGCTCACGAGGCCGCGGAGGCTGAGTTCAACGCGGCCCGCAATAAGTCGTTGGCTGATGCGCGACTGAATAGTCCGGTGAAGGATCTCGCTCAGAAGGTAGCCGATATTGAGGCTGATATGAAGGCTTCAACGGTTGAGTTCTTGGTGCGTGGTTTGAAGCGTAGCGAGTGGACTGATCTTGTTGCTGAGCATGCCCCGCGTGAGGGTAACGCGTTGGATAAGTCGTATGGGTTCAACGTTGAGGCGTTGATGGTCGCGGCTATCCCGGCTTGTGTTGTGGCGGTTGAGAATCAGGCCGGCGAGGTGTTGCCGTTTGATCCCGCGAAGGAGTGGGATGCGCTTGCTGATGACATGACAGATTCCCAGTATGAGGAATTTGTGTTGGCTGTGTTGCGGGTGAATAAGGGGCGGAATGAAGTCCCTTTTTCGCTCAGCGCCTACAGGATGATCCAAGCCTCAGATCAGATGTAGAAGCGGCGCTGTCGCTGGGTATTTCGTTGAAGCGATTCCACGGGTGGGAGCCGCGCACAACGTATGAGTTTGACGAACTGGGGCGCGTGGTTGCGTCCAAACCGGAGCCTGAGTGGGATGAGTCGCAGCAGACTGTTGTGCTGGCTTTGCAGCATTACCGGAACGGGTTGTGCCCTAAGTGTGGTGGCCCGTTGTCGTTGTGTACTGACGCGGCGAATGAGATGCGGTATGAGGCTGGGTTGCCGATCAGGTGCCATGCGACTACGGCGCGGGCTCGCGCCGCTGAGGCTTACCGCGATCAGCCTGGGTCTGAGGCTTTGATGTTTGTTCCGCATTTGCGGGAGTAGCTGGATTTGATAACCGCATATTGAGGGGGCCTTCGTGGCAGACCGGTCCATATCGATTTCCCTTGAGGCCCGCGTTCAGGGTTTTGTTGCTGGGATGCGGACGGCTCAGCAGTCGGCTTCTGATTTTGCTTCTCGTACGGCGACGTTTGCCCGTGAGAACGAGGAACATTTCGACCGCGTTGGCAAGGCGTCCATGATCATGGGTGGCGCACTGCTGGCTGGCGTGGCGTTGTCCGTGAAGTCGTTCATGGAATTCGACTCGGCTATGGCTGAGGTTCAGGCGTCTACTCATGAGACTGCCGGGAACATGGACTTGCTGCGCGAGGCGGCTATCAATGCTGGTGCTGACACCGCGTTCTCTGCTGCTGAGGCAGCTAAGGGCATTGATGAGTTGGCGAAGGCGGGCGTATCAACCAAGGACATCCTGAGCGGTGGGCTGGCTGGCGCGCTGTCCCTGGCTGCAGCCGGTTCGCTGGAAGTTGGGGACGCTGCTGAGATAGCCGCTACCTCCCTGACTCAATTTAAGCTTTCGGGTCAGGACATCCCGCACCTTGCGGACCTGCTGGCGGCTGGTGCTGGTAAGGCGCAGGGTTCCGTTGAGGATATCGGTAACGCGTTGAAGCAGTCCGGTTTGGTTGCTTCCCAGTTTGGCCTGTCGGTTGAGGACACGACTGGAACGTTGGCGGCTTTTGCGTCCGCTGGTCTGACTGGTTCTGACTCGGGCACGTCTTTCAAGACGATGCTTCTGTCCTTGGCTAACCCGGCCAAGGAAACTCAGAGCTTAATGAATGAGCTTGGCATCTCGGCTTATGACGCTTCGGGCAAGTTCGTTGGCATCACGAATCTGGCTGAGCAGCTTAAGGTCAAACTTGCTGACTCGACCGATGGTACGAAGAAGATGACGCAGGCTACACGCGATGCGGCCCTTGCGCAGATTTTCGGTACGGATGCTATTCGTGGCGCGAATGTTCTTTACGAGCAGGGCGCGAAGGGTATCCAGGGTTGGATTGAGAAGGTCAACGAATCGGGTTACGCGGCTGTCACGGCGAGCATCAAGCAGGACAACCTTGCTGGTGACCTTGAGAAGCTGGGCGGCTCGTTCGATTCTGTCCTGATTAAGGGCGGTTCTGGTGCGGCTGAGGCTTTGCGCGGCATTGTGCAGGGCGCCGAGGATCTTATTGACGCTATCGGCAAGATCCCGACACCGATCCTGAATGCCGCTGTTGGTATCGCCGCTGTGACTGGCGGCACGTTGCTGCTTGGCGGTGCGCTCCTGACAGCGCTGCCGCGCCTCGTTGAGTTCCATGCCTCGTTCAATAGGATTGCCCCGGCTGGTTCTCGTGCGCGGTCTGCTATCGCGGGCGTGGGCAAGGCTGCCGGTGTTGCTGTTGGCGCTTTGATTGCTTTGCAGGCAGCTTCGGCCATCTTCAGTGAGAAGAACACGAAGTCTGCTGAGGACTTCGGGCAGGCGCTCCTTCAGTTGCAGAAGAACGCAACCAGTGGCGCTCAGTCGCTATCAAGCTTGGACACGACGTTCCAAGGTTGGAACAGCCTCGCTGGCGTCGCTCCGGGGATTGATAACGCCGCGGACGCTATCAAGCGCCTCACTAACCAGAACTTCACTGATGTCACTCTGAACAAGGGACTTGACGGTTTCCGTGAGTTCGTCACTGGCTCCAAGGGTGACATCGGTCAGCTTGAGGACCGCATGAAGGGCCTTGGCGACGCGATGGGTAACCTCGTGAAGAACGGGGCCGGCGAGACTGCGGCTGCGTCTTTCCGGGAACTCACGAAAGAGTTCGAGAAGAACGGTAAGGGCGCGAAGGAAGCGTTGGAGTTCCTGCCTGGGTACAAGGACGCGTTGCTGTCTTTGGCTAATCAGTCGGGGAAGACGTTGACTGAGCAGGAGTTGTTGGACTTCGCGTTGGGTAAGATCCCGGATTCGTTGAAGCCTGCCGCTGATTCGGTGGAGATGTACACGACGAAGGTAGGCAACGCTGTTCCGATGTCTGAGGGTATGTCTAAGGCGCTTCAGGATGTCGGACTTAGCGCTTCTGGCGCGGTGACTGACATTGACAAGTTCGCGAAGTCTTTGTTCAACGCTGGGCTGCTGAACCTTTCCGCCTCTGACGCGACTATCGCTTATGAGGCCGCGATTGATGCGGTAACAGACTCGATTAAGACCAACGGCAAAACCCTTGATGACCACGAACCCAAGGGGCGGGCCAACAAGGCAGCGTATAACGACCTTGCTAAGGCTGCTATGGCAACGGCTGAGGCGACTGCTGCTGAAACTCTGGCGTCTCAGGGTTCCGCTGCCGCTCAGGATTCTTTGCAGGCCAGCCTCTCCCAGAGTTACAAGGATCTGATCACCGCTGCGGGCCAGTTCGGTATTACTGGTGACGCTGCGGATGACATGGCGCGTAAGGCTTTGGGCATTCCGAAGAACGTGAACATTGATGCGTGGATCGCTGACCATGCCTCCACGACCTTGGACGGGATCAAGGGCAAGGCTGAGGGGCTTGACGGCAAGAAGGTTTACATCGGCATCTACACGACCGAGTACTTCAACCGGCTCGATCAGCGTTCGGCGCCTACCGTTGTGGACGATCAGAAGTTGGGTGGTCACTACGCTACGGGTGGTCGGGTCTTCGGTCCTGGTACTAGCACGTCAGACTCCATCGATGCTCGCTTGTCCAAGGATGAGTATGTGCTGACGGCGAAGGCTGCTCAGAAGATCGGTTACTCGAACCTTGACCGTATGAACGGCGGCGATATTACGCCGATCAAGCCTATGGGTTACCAGTATTCCCCGGCTGCTGCTCCTGCGTCTCGTGCGTCTGCTTCTCCCGTGTCTGCTCCCGCTGGGGCTCAGGTGTCGTTGGAGTTGAACGTGCATGGCACGACTGCGCCGCGTGAGGTGGCGGATGAGGCTATGGGTTTGATCCGGTTTGAGTTGCAGAAGCAGGGGGTTCGTCTTGGTGGCTGAGCGTATTACGTGGGGTGCTAGGACGTTTTCTGGTGTGGATCGTTTTGGTGAGTGGGTTGTGTCTGGGGGTATGGAGGATTGGTGGGGGTCGCCGGATACGAAGGGTGTTGTTGTTGAGCGCCCGGATGCCGATGGTGACCTTGATCTTCCTGTGTATAACCAGGCACGCCTGCTGACTCTTTCGGGCAGCTTGCATACTGATTCGCATGAGCAGATGCATGAGGCTCAGGCTTATTTTGCTAGCCCAATGTTCGGGCGGTTCACTGTTGCTGGTCATGGGCCAACGTTGTGGGCTGATGGTTACCGGAACAGCGGGGCGAAGTTTTTGCCTGTCACTGACAAGTTTGCTCAGTGGCAGATCCGGTTGAAGTTCAACGACCCCCGCAAGTTCGGGGAGACACGCACCTATGCTGCGTCTGTTGGGGCTCCCGCAACTGGCGTTCATCACCGCGGGAACTACAACGCAACCCCGAAGATAACTGTTCTGGGGACGATGCCTGACGGGTACACCATCACGATCATGGGTCAAGTGTTTACGGTGTCTCAGCCGCTCTGGTTTGCTTCGCCGCACAGCATTGATTACGGCGATGGTCGGTTGCGGATCAACGGCGTGATCATTCATGGCGGGTTGGGCTGGGGGTTCACTCCACTGGTTACGCCGGGTGTGGTTACTGATCTTTCCATCGCGCCGATAACGACTGGTACGGCTGCGGCAACTCTTTCTTTGACTGACACTTACATTTAGGGGCGGCGTATGATGCGGTATTTTTCCGTGAGCGCAGCCACATGGGGTGACAAGATTGAGATGCCGGCGTTTGAGTTCGGCGGTTCGAGGGCTTTGAATGTAGGGCGTAGCGGTTCGGCTACGTTCCACGTGAAGGATCCTGCTGTTTCTGAGGTTGTGACGCTCGAATCAATCGCACCTTTGGCGCGGGTCTTGGTTGCTGAGGAAGACGGTAACGCGGTCTACGCGGGTTTTATCGTTGATATTGACGAGGACTTGCACGGCGGCACTGTGACGGTCGGGCACTATGACATTTGGTGGATCCTGGCGAGGCGCTACTTGTTGGCGAACCGTGACGGCACTGCCCCGTCCGGCTCTCCGCTGACGTGGGGTGCCCGGTCCTTAGCGACTCTTGCTAACCTTGTTGTTGCTAAGGGCATGGACGGTGACCCTGCGGATAAGTATGACCTGCCGCTGATTATGAGCGCCGATGTTGCTGGACCGTATTCGCGCACTTATGAGGGTTATAAGTTCATCACGGTCGAGGACGCGCTACAGGAAATCATCAACACCTATGGGGGCCCTTATGTGGACTTCGATGTGCGGTGGGCTGCTGGCACGGAAACCCTTGAGTGGGTGATGCGTTCTGGTGATTTGACGTCTGGTTTTTGGGAGTGGGACGCGACGGCTGAGAAGTCGGAAGTGTCCCAGCCCCGGTTGAAGACAAACGCGGATAAGATCGCGAACCGGGTGATCGCTACTGGTGAGGGCAGCGGCGAGGACATGATTGCCCGGTCGGCTTCGTTGTTCATTGATGACATGCCGGCAATCGAGCGTGTCAGTTCGTACCAGGACATTCATGATGGTGCGCAGTTGCAGGACCGGGCGTGGTCGGATCTGTATTCGGCTAACCAGACAACGAAGCAGTTCAGTTTCAAGATCCCCGTTGGTGGGACCGTGAAGCTTGGTGATCTGATCCTTGGTGGTACGTGCCGAGTGAAGACGACGGGGTTCCGTTTCTTGGGGGCTGGTTGGAATAACTGGCGCCTGATTCAGTATGACTTTGATCGTGAGTGGATCACGTTGCAGATGCAGATGATAGGCGGCTGACGTGGGACAGATCGACAACATGGCTCAGGGTAACTTGGGCGATATCCTGCGCCGTTTGCGTGCTTTGGAGTTCGCTTCGAATCAGAACAATATGGCTGTTGGTCGTGGTGGGATCCGTGTTCATGGCGGTGGTGGGATAACGATTGAGAATGGTGGTCTGGTTGTTTCGGGCTCGGCTACGATCTCGGGCCTGTTGGAGGCTTCGGGCACGATCAACATGACGGGCACGTTCACCGCGACTGGTGACGTGAACTTGAACGGGCCTACCGATATCGCGGGCAACACCACGATCACAGGGGATGTCACCTCAACTGGTCACTTCACGCAGACCGGCCCCACGGATTTGAATGGGACGACAACGGTCGCTGGGGACACGACAGTGACCGGCGACTTCACGGTCAATGGCCCAATGAAAACAACAGGGACCCTGGATGTTGAGGGCGTTACGACTCTCAAGGCAACGCTGAACGTTACGTCTGGGAAGATCGTCGCCAGCGGGTTGACCATTGATCCTGCCGTGTCTGGTGGCTCCCTAGTTTTCGCCGGCGGCGGCGGCGTTCAGGGCACATCAGGCGTGACAGTGGTGAAGGGCTTCGGTAATGCGGGCCTCATCACTGACACGACCGCTAGCCTGTTCGCTGCTGGGATGAGCCTGGATGTGTCTCCCGCGGCTGTGACTGTAAATGGTGGGCCGCTGCGGATCCCTAGCATGACTTCAACAACCAATGCGGCGAACGTTTATTTCGACACAAGCACGGGCCAGTTGTACTACAAGCCCTAAGCGCAGAGGTACTTTTTCGCTGCCGCTGCCACTGTCAGGTGGTCAACGGCTATTGCTACGTCCGGGTAGTCCTTGAGGACTGCTTCACGGTAGCTGTCTTTGTCGCGGAATAGCAGGTTTGCGCAGGCCGCGTATGCCTCGCGTAGTAGCTCATCGTCGCTGGCTTTGAGTGTGGTGAGGATGGGCCGCAGTTCTATGAGCATGTCCGACTGGACACTCAGCGCCTGTACGTGCGCTACAGATTCGGTGACTTTTGCCGGCGCTGCTGAGGCTGTGCATGCAATGAGCGCGACGATTGCCGCTGCTGCGAGTCCCCCTATTTTCCCCATGTCTGAATGGTAGCGGGTTGTCCGCTGAATTAATACACCGGAGGCCCCTGTGGATCCTAAAGATTTCCAGCTTATGCATGATTCGGTGGTGGGCGAGTTCCGGCAAGCACTGGCTGACTGTCAACTTGCGCTTGCTACGGCGAACGCGCAGAACAAAGTCAAGGACCGGATCATAGCTGAGTTGCGGGCCGAGCTTGAGCCCGAACCGGCGACAACGGACTAACCCCTCAACTTCATACTTTCACGGCACCTCATGGGGTGCCTCTTTTATTGCCTTGGAGGCACCATGCCAAACGTGACCGGCAACCTGACTGATGTTGGTGGTGGGCACCTCGTTGGGAAGTATCCGGAGGTTCACTTCACCCTGAACGCCCCGAACGCTAAGGCGGGGGTGATGCTCCCAACACAACCCCTCACTGTCGCCCCCGCGTCTGACGGGTCGTTCACGGCTGCATTGCAATCCACGTTGGATATGCACGATGACGCCTGGTACACGGTCAGCATCCAGTGGTTGGACAGTGCCGGGAACTACGTGAAGGCCGACTTCCCCGACTGGAACCTGCAAGTCCCATCCGGTGGCGGTTCGTTCTCAGACTTGTTCGGCAGGCCCCCGAAAAACACCGCAATGATCTACGTCTCTCTGGTCGAGCCGGAGGACCCCCGCAACTGGACGTTCTGGCTCAAGGACGACCCTGTAGACCCAGCTAACCCTTTGAACACGGGGAATCTTTACCAATGGAGGATCGTCTAAATGGCTAACTGGGCATGGGTTTATGTTGCTAACCTTCGCGGTCCTCAGGGTATTCAGGGTCCTCCTGGTGATGCGTCTTCGTGGAAGGCTTCGACCCCGTATCTTGCGGATCAGGTTGTGTTGTCTCCGAATGGTGACGTTGTTTCAGCGAAGGTTGGGTTCACGTCTGGATCTTCGTATGACGCCGCGAATTGGAACATCGTCAACAAGCCGCGTACGGTTCCGAACGGTACGGACTGGGACACTGTTGTTGCGCTCGGCAATTACCGTTTGGATAGTTTCACTAACTCCCTGACGATGACGAACTTGCCGCCTATCACTGGTGGTTTTGCTGGGCCGATTCAGGTTCTTCCTGTCACGTCCACGCGTGTGGCTCAGGTCGCTTTCGAGTATGCGACGCCGAACGCGGGCAAGATGTGGTCGCGTATGCAGAACGTGAATGGGACGTTCACGGCATGGGAACCTACCGCAGCGCAGACGACCATCATTGTCAGCGGCCAGGACTTGAACACGCTGCCTCCGGGTAAGCACCGTACCGAGACATCCACCATCGCCACATCAACGCTGAACAACCCTGGCGTTGTGAACCCGTTCGACATTGATGTTCGACGGATCTCTGTGAGCAACGGTGTGACTGTTCAGGTGCTTACTGAATGGGCGGCTAACGGGCCAATCATTTCCCGCCGTATTAGCTTGAGTGGGACGTTCCAGCCGTGGATTACTGACAACCCTGTTGCTGCGTCGCGTGTGTCGTTGGATGCGTGGGGTGACTCGCTCACTGAGGGCGGAGGCGTTGGTGAGACGTGGGCTGCTGGGGATCCTTGGCCGGCTCGGGCCGCTACTGTTCTGACTGGTGTGACGGTGAACAACCGCGGTCGCTCAGGTGACACCACGGATGAGGTTCTTATCCGTATGGGCGTTCATCAGATGTACTTCGCCGTCACGGGTGGGTCTATCCCGACGTCTGGTGCTGTTGCTGTGACTACGCGGATGAAGACGTACATCCCGCGTGACAGGGTTTACTCTGGGTCGCTCGCTGGCATTCCGGGGACGTTGGCTTTCACGTTCGCCACAACGACTTGGACATTCACTCGTACCACTTCTGGTACGGCTGTTCCCGTTTCTGGTTCGACGTTGTTTGTTGCTGGGCAGGCGATTACGAAGTCTGCGCCGTTTGTGTTCTGGGCTGCCCGGAATGACTGGGACTTCGCGGTGACCGGGCTTGAGGGTGTGATGGCGGATCACGTCATCGCGAACCATCGTAAGGTGTTGGACTTCCTGCCGCAGGGTGAGAAGCGCGCCATCTTCCTCGGCCCAACGCTGAGGTCAACGGAAACAGTGGGCGCGGCTGGTTATATCCGCGTGTGGGACACCATCGACCGGATGAAAGCGATGTTCCCTGGCACTTTCTACTGCGTTATGGATTACCTGATCGATCACGCACTCACGGATGCGGGGATAACACCTACGTCTGGTGACACTGCTGCTATCGCGAACCGTGAAGCGCCCCCGTCGCTATTTATCAGCGGGGACACTACGCACTTCAAGAAGGAAATCGCGGACGTGATTGGCCGTTTCTTTGTCGCCCCGATCATCGCGGCGAAGGGATTCGTGAACTGATGATGCCTCAATGGATTAGTGACGTGATTGCTGTGGCTCCCTGGTTGGGGGCCTTTTTTGTTGCCATCTTCGCGGCGTGGTGGCTGGGCAAACGGACCGGCCCCACTGCCAAGAAGATCATCAACTTCCTTGACGACTGGAACGGCGAACCAGCAAGGCCGGGTGTTCCCCAACGGCTCGGCGTTATGGCTCGCTTGGACGAGATGCACCACGAGCTGCACCCCAACTCTGGTTCGTCACTCGCTGACGCTGTGAACCGTACTGAGAAGGCGCTCAACGATCACATCGCCAACTGCCCACCCGCGCAGCAAACCACGATCAACGTAAACCCCGGAGGCACCCAATGACTTACCCAGTCAGGGACCCTATTACTCAGAACTTCGGGGACGGCGCAACTGCTGGCATCCGACCGAACTCCAACCCCAACTCGGGCATGGCGTACTTCGTGTACCTATACGGAAACTACCAGCCAGACGGCCACACGGGCGTTGACTTCGGATGCCCCGTAGGCACTGAGGTTTCCGCCGTTGCTGACGGGGTTGTGCTTCACTCGGGCTGGCTCAGTGGCGGCTACACGGACAACCCGTGGTGGATCATGCCAGGATTCGCCGGTAACTGCATCGTGATTGATCACGGTTCATTCATCGGCATCTACGGGCACCTGTCCCGGAACATCGCACCACGCGGCGCCCGCGTGCACGAGGGTGACGGCATCGCACTATCCGGTGACTCGGGCGCCGCTGTCGGCGGTCACCTTCACTTCGAGGTGCTGCCCGATGGGTACGACCTGAACGCCCGATTCTACGGGCGCGTGAACCCACTCCCTTATCTTGGCTCGGCATCCATCAACCCTGCCGGCGACATCACCAAACAAAACGAAGCTGAGGACGACATGACTCCCGAAGACCGACGCATGCTCAAGGCTGTCTATGACGCCATTTTCAACGGTGGAACTTCCATGCCGGAGGGTAAGCCCCTCAAGGATCTGATCCACGACAACTTCACGCAGGTCAAGTCTGACATTGCGAAGCTGGCACCGAAGGCGGGCG